AGTCCAGTTATTGGTCAAGCTACTGTTAATCAATCTGGCTTGATGATCTGGTCTGCTAAAAAATCTAGTGGTCAAACTTTAGTGTATGATATGGGAGAAGGTTCCACTATTGTAGGTGTTTCTGACAAACCTCCACTGACTTCTGTTTGGCAATCTGCTTGGTTTGACTTTGGAGATGATAGACCTGTAAAAAGAATACTTTCTGTAGAGGTTGAGGTATTGACAGCTGGACACAATGAGATAGAGCTTTTCTCAGCTACAGATTATAGAGATGATAATACATCTGCTGGATTTAGACCAACAGCTGTAGCCACACAATATGGCACCACTTCAGAAGATTCTTTGTTTGCTCCAGCTACTGGAACTTTTGATAAGTCAGTAGCTATAATCGGAACTTCTAAATGGGGAGAAAAAAGAAGCACTAGAGTAAGGTGGGACGTATCTACCGGCTTAGTATCTTGGTATAGGTTTACACTAAGAAGTAGCGAACTATTTCAAGTAGTATCTTTTGTAATACAATACACCGTATCAGATATGCCAACTTTAAATATAACAGCCGGACAAAGGAAAACACCATGAGCAAGACTTATTCTGAAAGATATTTTAAACAAAAAGACTATACAGATAATGAAGCATATAATGATGAAGCTTCAAATATACTTGCCGAGTTCAATGGAAAACTAGCAGCAGACCAGCTTCCATATGAAAGTTTTACATCTGCTAATATGGTTCCTAATACCAGAATCTCTGTTGATAGCAAGCCAGATGGAAGTGCTCAGCAAGGTGTTGGAATCATCATGCCAACACAAGCCTTGTATAATGTAGCATCAAATCTTTCTACATTTACATGGAACAGACTAGCTCCATCTGGTGGATCTATTCAAGTATTAGGACCTCCACTTGCTACATTCCAATCTTCAAATAGTTCATGGACAAGCGGTATAAATAGTCTTTCAGAATCTGTATCAAGTGGATCTTTTATAAGATTTGTATCCAAAGAAGGAATGGTAAGAGGCGTTGCAAATGTTGATGTAGAATACTTCTTTGTATCACAAGAAGCAAGTGGTTTTACAGGTAACTATGGTGCTGGTTGGAGATGGTGGATCTATGTATTTATTAATGATGTCATGGTTGCATCTACAGGACCGCAGCCAGCAGGAAGAAGAAGAACTGTAAATCTTCCATTTGCTACACCTGTTTCTTCATCAGATTCTATATCTATAGATGTAAGATGGTCAGCAACATTTGATGGAGCAGGTACAGCACCAAATGATATTTCTCTGGTAGAAGATGCTACTATAAGATTTTATAACTGCTCTGTCTTTGCAAGAAATCAATACAGATAAGGAAGAAATATGCCTATTACAAGTTTTACATATCAAGAAACAAGATCAACTATAGATGCTACTGGACTTAATAGTTTGTTTGCAAACATAGAAGATTCTACCGACAACAATAAAATAGACGAATCTAATACAAGATCCGAAGCTCTAAATAGAAATCATTTTTTGGAAGAAGATCCTCCAAATGTTACTGGATATCATTTTGAAATAGGACCAGAAACATATGGATATAATCCAGCTCAAACTGGTGTTTGGACTGATGTATGGAATGCACCAGTAACAAGAACAATAGGTACTAACGAAGTATTAAGAATACAGTGGAATCCGTTAGTAACAATAACAGAAAGACAGAACACTAATGCACCTGCGGTTAGAGCAGCTAGTGCTTTTTACATACAGTTTTATGTAAGATCAGCAGGTATAGATATTCCAGTATCAGCTCCATTTGGTTATAACAGCATTTGCGCTGGTGACGGTAATACTGGAAGCTCTCAAAACAAAACACTTTTTTATGAAAGACTTCCGCTATCAACATTATATCTTGCACAAGTACCTACTGCTATTACTAATATAAAAGCTAAGATTTATTTCGATGATGCAGCAAACTATTCTGTCCAGTTTAAATGGTTGTACGGAATCTGGATTCACCACAAATACTAGGAGCTAGTTACAAATGCCATACAATCCACCAAATATATTTGTAAATGGTACAGAACTTTTAGCGAGCGAACTTCAAGAAAATGAAGAAGTATTGAGAGATTATATAAATGCAAATATTGTAAGTACTGATATAGCTCCAGATACTTTTAATACTTCTGACTTACAAGAAGGCGAACCAGTTGCTGTCACTGATGATTTTATCTTTATGACAGGAGATCAATATAGCTTTTATAAAGTAGATCATCTATCTACAACAGCAGAAAGACTTTGGCATACATCTACTGTAAAAAGATTTAAGCCAATGGAAAAAATAAGATGGCAATCTGTTCCAAGTTTAGCTAAGCAGTTTTACATGGAAGATTCTGGATCTGCACTTATAGAGATTGGATTCTTTGCTGACGAAGAAGATAATGATGATTGTAGAGGTGCTGTTTATCCTTGGAATAAATCTCCACCAGCAGGAACTTCTAGATCGTCTGGTCAGGATTCTCAATACCAACTAGTTATTGATGGCGTTCTAACAACAGCAGATATAGAAACTACAGCTTATTCTTATTCTGAAGGTGGATCAACAACAATAACATTTGGAACATTTTCAAACATGGTAAACCAGCAAAACTATCAAGGTGGTACAACTGGTCAAAGAAAGTGGATTTCAATATTATATCTTGCTACAGGTTTATCACAGGGCTGGCATCAGATATCTGTTGTTGTAAATGCTTGCAATGAAAAAGGATATGTATCACATAGAATGATGTGCATAGAAACATTTTATGATATGGGATACAATGCAACATCTCCTTCAAGTATAGCTACAAATAGAAAACTTCCAGAAACTTTATTTTAAACTTTACGTATTCACTATATATAGAGAGGCATAAACATGGCAGTATCTCCAACAGGATTAAAAGTAATAGGTAAAGGTGGTGAGATTCTAGGTGGTGCAATAGGTACAGCTATTGCTACTAGGAAAACACCTTTAGATAAAAGCAATCTGGCAGAGCTTGAAGATCTTCGCAGAAAAGAAGAGCTTAATATGCTTGGCTTATCAGAACAAGAAAGAAGCTTATTAGAAGCTACATATGGTTCTCAGCTAAGAGATATTGCTAAAGAAGGTGAAAGAAGACGCAGACAGCAAATGGCTGTTGGAGATATATTTGGTGGAGCAGCATTACAGCAAGCAGCTTTATCAGATCAGGCTATTGCAGAAGCAAATATAAAAGCAGCTGCAGCTATTACAGAGGCAGATCTGGCTAGAAAAGCACAGCGAGAAGCTGAGATTGTTGAGAGGGAAAAGATAGAAAGTGAAAGATTAAGAGCTAGAGCTGGAGCATTTGGAGGTCTTATTGGTAAAGGTATTGGAGAACTAGCAACAATACCATCTGAAAAAATAGAAGAAGAAGGACAGCTAGATCCAGTTCTAATAAATAGATTCCAAGAAAAATATTCTATTCCATCAAGATCACAAGCTGTCTCTATTTTAAAGTCAATGAGTGAAGATCCAGATTTAGCTTCTATACTATTACCTACATTAAGATAAAGAGAGGAATAAATGGCTCCAAGACAAAGATCAGTTTTTGAAGGAAGCAGAGCACTAGGTTATCAAGAGAGCTTTTTCAGCAATAGAAATGATATGTTGCAGTCCTCTCTAGATACTGTACTTTTAACTTACGATAATGAAATGACAAGATATGAAGCTGCAATGTCTTTGTACAAAGATCAAATAGATCTAGTTCAAAAAGAAAGAGAAAGGCTAACAAAGCTTATAGATGATTTAAGAAAAGAACAAATAGATGCTAAAGCAGCAACTAATAGGTTTAATGCTGGACAGCTTAATAGTACAGAGAGAGCAAGATTTTATGCTAATGAATCTAACAATAGATTTAATGCTTCTAATAAAGCAAGAGCTAGCTTCTTTTTTGGTCGTGGTCTTGGAAATGTTGGTGCTGATGAAGTAACAATAAATGAAGCAAGACAAGCTTATGATGCAAATAAAACAAGTGTAACTGCTGGTCTTCAAGCTTTAAGATCTCAGCAAGTTGGAACTGCTGAAGTTCCAAAAACAGCAGAAGATAGAGATATTGCAAATGCTATTCTTTTTAATCAGTATCTTGCTGATGAAGTTAGAAAGCCAGAATATCAAATGTTCGATCCGCAAGATCAGCCAGCTATAGCAGCTGCAACATTATTAGATACATTACCTCCAGAAGATCAAGCTTCTATTGTAAGAGGCACAGATCTTCAAGCAAAGAAAGCAGCAGGATCTAGAGGCGCTGTAGCTGAAGATGTTCAAACAGGTACATTAGGAACAAGAACTGTAGGTGCTCCTGATTATACAGGATTAATCAGTGATGCTGAAGCTAGATTAGCTAGATTACAAAGTGGAGAAGCTTTAAAAGGTGGTCAGCTTCCAGTTGCACCTGAAGCTCCTGATTTAATAAAGCTTCAAAGAGATGAATA